CCTTTAAGCAAATCTTTCTTGTCATCTGAGTCGTAATAATCTTTACCATCGTTGTCTATGATGTAACCAAATGGTGCGTATATCTTACCCATATTATTTTCCTCTTACCTTTTCTATTATTAAATTGATTATACTTGCTATTATTCCAATAATTATTATAGGAACTGACATTACTAACGAAAATATTGTTGATGCCACAGCTATTATTAATCCTAGCCAAAACAATGTTATTAGAATATTCATGTTAGAAACCTAGTATTCCTTCTAGCCAATCTGGTGTAGCTTTCGGAGCAACTTGTTCTGCTCGCATAGACTTCCACTTTCTTGATTCTTTAACTTTATCTGTTGCTGGGTATTTACCTTCTTGCTGTATCTTACGCCTAACTCTAGTAATAGTTTCAGGTGAAGTAGCTTTCATAAACTTTTCTTGCTGTGCTGGGCTAAAGTATAAACCTTGTCCTTCCCAGATTCGTAGCATTAGTTCTTTATCGCTTGATCTTGTTTCAGGAAACATGTGCAAAATGTTTTCTACTTTAGTTGCGGTTTTCATATATCCCTACTTTCTATTATTGCAATTATCAGGTAAGCAACAAATGTTGCTATAAATATTCCTGCTAATATTTCTACAGTTAGTATTAGTGAATCCATATACCCTCCTAGTAAGGAATTTTATCCATTAGTTTGCTTATATCTTCTTCTAAGTCTATGTCTATTGCATTGTCTTCTATATGCTTGACTTCTGGTGCTAAGTCCATTGATTCACGTTTAGCACTTTTAGCCCACCATTCTATGTCTGATATAGCTTTGTCCATTTCTGACATCTTAACTTTGTTAACCTCTTTACCAAGTATTGTACTTAATAGGTTTAGAACTTCATCAGCTTCAGGATATTCTCCCCAACTGTTGTATGTCCATTTAACTTTATTAATAAGTAATGTAACTTGTTTAGCTGTTATGTAACGATCAGTAGTCGTTGAGTGTCCAGTCGGTGCTGTGTTTACTCTGGCTTTGTGCATTTCATCGGCTGATGCTATTGATTCAATAACACCTATTCCCATAAAACCAAGCGCTCTACCTACGGCTGATGTTTCAGCGTTTTCAAGTGCAGCAGTCTTATTTACCATTCCGTCACCAATTACAGCTTGTGAGTAACCTGTAAAGCATCTGATAGTATCTGCGTCTGGTATAACTATAGCTTTTATAATTATGTAATCGTTGCTAGGATCGCTAACTAGTTCAGTGGTTATTGATCCATTAGGATAGTTCTCATTAAAGAACTGTACTCGGTCAGACACTAGAACATATTTTTTGCCTTTGATGTCTATTGCTTTGCTGGTTAATGATTTAGAAGTCACTTTTCCATTCCTCCATAGTTTTATTAATGTTGTGTATGTACTCGTTAAGTAAATTCTTTATGTCAGTTACTATTGCTGACTGTTCTTCCATTACTGTAGATAACTCATCAAGTGATGTAGTTAAGCTGTCTAATATTTCGTCATCCAACATTTTATTCCTCAACTCCTCTCCAATACTCAGCATCTAACCATTCAGCATCGTATTCATCATCTTGTCTTTTTAGTTCAGTGTGGTACTGATCATCAGTTACACCTGTACAATCTAATGCGTCACACTCAACGTGCATTTCGTCACAAGCTTTGTCGTACCATACGCAAAGGCTTTCATGGTTGCATAGGAAAGCATCGTCATCACCAAGAACAAATGTTCCTGTATTGATGTAGTTTACGTTTATAGTTTTCATAGGGCGTTTACTCCTTTATTTAATTTACTTTACTATAATAAGCTTAATCGTTTGCTATGTCAACACTTTTTTATATAAATATAGTGTGATTTTCCTCACATTAAAAATACCCCCTGTAATAGAGGGTATTATGGGGACATAAGAGAGTTAGAGTAAACGCACCATTAACAATTTAGTCCCCATGCTATTATACACTAAATAATATATGTTATAATGGTTATGTAGTTGGTGCAACTAAGTACTTTATACACTCCAAATAGGTTTAATTTTGATCACCCCCAAATTAAAGCATTAATCAAATCGTTTTTTATTCTAAAATGACAAACTCTCGTTTATGAAAGAGCCACCGCACCAGGCTCTTTTTTAATTGGCTTGACAGTAATGCTTACTAGGCATACAATAGTAGTTAGATTGTAGGATAACTCCAAAAATTAGAAGCCTTTTGCTGTAGGGCTTCTTTTTATTTGGCTTGACAGTAATGCTTACAAGGCTTAATATGAACACAACTATTGTTAATGTTTAATGCAATAGAAAAACCCCTCGTTAAAGGGGCTTGCTAATGTTTAATATTATTATACTAGCAATCTATATGTTAAAAATCAATAGTTATAAATACTTTTACAAATTAGTTCTCAGCACTAAACAAAACTGTAGTTATGATCTCGCTTAGGTATAGCTAATAGTGTGTGATAAATCCAGGCTCTGATTAATACCGCTAAACGTCATCCTGGTCAAATGCTGAGGGTGTAAGAAGGATACTACCTTATGCCCTCTGTGTTACACATTAAGATTTAATAACTTAAAGTAAAAGTAATAACAAGTGGGTAACCTAGCTACAGGTAAGGCGGAGATAGTGCCTAATGTTATAATGCTATTGTTCTGGTGCAGTACCAAAATAGTACATAGGACTTAAATCTTTCACTGAGGAGCCAGAACACTCCATGCCCTTGTAGCTCAGTTGGTAGAGCAATAGTTTTGTAAACTATGGGTCGCAGGTTCAAATCCTGTCGAGGGCTCCAGACTATTGACATTACATAACCCTTATGTTATACTTATAGAAGTTAGATAAGTAATTACCTAACACTAAGACAATCCTAAACAGTGATATACGCTGAGCGAGCCAATAGGTAAGCCAATAAGTCGAACAAGCTGCAGATGGGTTGTTTTTTAGTTATGGTATAATGCAAATAAGATGGCAACTGTAAAACAAATTAAAGCAGTTCAATATATAAGTCAGGGAGATAGTGTATCTAAGGCTATGTTAAAGGCAGGATACTCTAAAGCTACAGCTAAAAACCCAGACCATTTGACAGAGCGTAAGGGTTTTATTGAATTGTTGGAAATTGTAGGAATTACTGATAATAAGTTATCCACAGTATTAAATGAGGGTTTATCAGCTACTAAAGCAGTTGTAATGGGTAAAGAGAGTGCAGACAGTTTTGTTGATGTACAGCCTGATTTTATGATTAGACACAAATACCTAGAAACAGCATTGAAACTTAAAGGACATACCAAAGAGAATACAACCAATAATAATACACTCGTAATACCAATCTTAGGAGGGCTAAGTGTACAAAGCAACAGCGGCGACCAAGAAACTAGCTCAACTCAACAAGAGAATTAAAGGCGTTGCTGGTGGTACATCTGCTGGTAAAACTATTTCTATTCTTCAAATCCTTATAGACTATGCACAATCGATAGATAGCCAATTAATCAGTATAGTATCTGAATCGTTCCCACACCTTCGTAGAGGAGCTATGAGGGACTTTCTGAACATAATGCAAGCTCATAACTACTTCAAAGACGATGAGTGGAGTAAGACAGAGTTTACTTACACATTTCCTAATAAGAGTAAGATAGAGTTTTTTAGTGCAGATCAACCAGGTAAGGTGCGTGGACCAAGACGTGATGTGTTATTTGTTAATGAAGCTAACAATATAGACTATGAGAGCTTTGACCAGCTTAGGATTAGAACCAGAAAGAGCATTTGGCTTGACTGGAACCCTACTAACGAGTTCTGGTGGTACACAGATATATTGCCAAACTACAATGTAGACTTCATCACCTTGACCTATAAAGACAATGAAGCATTAGACATATCTATAGTTAGGGATATTGAGTCGCACAAACATAATAAACAATGGTGGCAAGTATATGGTTTAGGACAACTTGGAGAACTTGAGGGTAAGATATTTACTAACTGGCAAATAATAGATGAAATACCCCACGAAGCTAGACTAGAGCGTAGAGGCATGGACTTTGGTTACTCCAACGATCCAACAGCCATAGTAGATATATATCACTACAACGGCGGCTTTATACTTGATGAGATGCTGTACCGCAAAGGATTAAGCAACAAGCAAATAGCAGACTTTCTTAACAATGCACCAGAACCAGAAACACTTATTATGGCAGACAGTGCCGAACCTAAGAGCATAGATGAGTTAAGAATGTATGGAGTGAATGTACTTCCAGCACAAAAAGGTCAGGGCAGTATCAATCAAGGTATACAGTTTGTACAAGACCAACGCATCAGTATGACCAAGCGCAGTCTTAACTTAATAAAAGAGTATAGAAATTATATGTGGAAAACTGACAAAGAAGGCAAGATAATTAATACAGCTGAAGATATGAATAATCACTTGATGGACGCACTACGCTATGGCCTAGAAGGACACATAAAGAACTTTGATAAGAACGTTGGACTAGTAGATGCCACGCCACGACCAGACAAAATTGAATCATTTGTTGTCAATGAACAAGGGGATGCTGAAGCATTTCATATTGACTTAGGTGCGATAGCTAAGAAATCACAAGAGGAGGAGTGGTACCAATGAGAATAACAATATATATTTATCATAACCAAATACCACGCAGGGAGATAAGAATGATGCGCTGTCTTAAATGCAATAGACCTATGTTCAAGTATGCAAGTGATCAAGTTGTAATATCCAATGCTGGAGTAAGCTTAGACATGTACGAACCAAGTAATGCAGTCATAGAATACAAGTGTCATTCATGCGCAAGTCTATATAATATATGGTTTCAATAATGAAATATATAATTAACCACGCAGACATATACGAATGGGCTAAGAACTACAAAGGTGAGCCATTTGACGCTGTATTATGCGACCCACCTTATGAGCTAGGATTTATGGGTAAAAGTTGGGATTCAACAGGTATAGCATTTAACAAAGATATGTGGGAAGCAGTATTCAACATACTCAAACCAGGTGGACACCTTCTAGCGTTTTCGGGTAGTAGAACTTATCACCGAATGGCAGTAGCAATAGAAGACGCAGGATTTGAGATTAGAGATATGATTGAGTGGGTATATGGCAGCGGATTTCCTAAGAGTCTAAACATTGGTAAAGCAGTAGATAAGATACAGGGTAATGAAAGAAAAGTGATTGGCGAATATGAAACACACGATATACGCAATAATGCATTAATGGATAAAAAAGGATCAATGACTGTCCAAAATACTAAAGGCACATCACCCTACGAAGGCTACGGCACAGCTCTTAAACCAGCACACGAACCTTGTGTACTAGCTCGTAAACCTATAGAGGGTACAGTAGCTAACAACGTCTTAAAGCACGGTACTGGTGGGTTGAATATAGATGGTACGAGAGTTGCGACAACTGAAACATGGAAGAATGCAGCACAAGATATAAGGGGCGGAAATTTTAAGGGCAGTACAAAAGGCAGACACCCAGATTTAATAAAAGAAAGTAACAGTTTGGGTCGCTTCCCTGCAAACCTTATCCACGATGGCTCTGATGAAGTAGTAGGGTTGTTTCCTGATACAAAGAGTGGGGCGATGAACTCAATAGCCAAACCAAACCAATACAACACATACGGCAAGATGTACGAACGAGTAGTCACTAATCCTGCTAGCCAAGGCTCTGCTGCTCGCTTCTTCTACACAGCGAAAGCCTCTAAGAGTGAACGTAATGCAGGACTAGAAAGAATGCCAGATATAGAACAGCATGGTCACTACGCACAAGATGAGTGGTCAAGACAGAATATGGGTAATACACCTGATGCTAAGCGTAAACCTACAAAGAATAACCACCCAACAGTTAAACCTTTATCTTTAACTAAATACCTAGCTAACCTAATCAAACCACCAACAGGCGGCAGACTCCTAGTTCCTTTTAGTGGTTCAGGCTCAGAAATGATAGGAGCTTTACAAGCAGGCTGGGAATATGTTGAGGGTGTAGAACTTACTGAAGAATACATACCTATTGCAGAAGCTAGAATTAAATATTGGCTTTCAAAAGTAGAAGAAGAATCTATACAAACTAAACTTATATAATGAAATATAACACCTTAGAACACAATTTCAATTCACTATTGAATCAATTAGTGTTATTATCTACCTATAGGCAACTATAACCAGCCCCATCGCATTGGGGTTTTTTAATTTAAGGAGCATTACATGTCAACACAATGGGATTATGGTTCAGCAGCACCAGCCTTTGACGATACTAAAGTAGACAGGATTGGTGACAGACCACCTGAAGTTATTGATGAACTTCCATCACTATCATTAGACATACCTGACACAGACATTATTAAAAACTTAAACAATCGTATCAACGATTCACAAGGTTATTGGAACGATAGCGTAGGCTATAACATGTCTAAGGTACTAAACGATAACCAAAGACTATACTTGAACAAACAGCAGGATACTAGACAGCTATACCGCTATCAAATGCCATACAATGAGAACCAAGTATATGTTGCAGTACAGTCAATCAAAGCATATCTTACTGCTCGTACACCTGAACCAGAAGTTAGCCCAAGCCAAGACACACCTAGAGCACGCAAGTTTGCTATGGACTTAGAAAAGATATTGATGGCTCACTCCAGCAAAGTACAGCTATCCAAGATGCTTGAGGACTTATCACAGCTAGCACTTATTAAGCGTGTTGGTTTCCTAGAATTAGAGTTTGACCCGAGCGTTGGTAAGAATGGTGAGATTGTACCAAGAGTTCGTGACCCTGAACATTGTTGCGTTGACAAAAATGCTATGCAGACTGACAACCCAGCTTTCTTCTCAATCACTATAAAGATGTCAGTAAATGAAATGTGTTCACGCTGGCCAGAGAAAAAAGAAGAAATTTATGCACAGTGCAACATTGTTCGTGGAACATACAAACAACTAGAACAAGTAGTATCTATCCGAAAGGTTTACTTAACCCACTACGATAAGAACTACGAAGCACACGAAGGTTTAGTATATTACTTTAATGATTGTGTACTAGAGAAGATGAAGAACCCTAACTGGTTATATGCAGACAAGAGCAAGAACTTTAGTGATTCACCTATAAAGCCAATCATAGCCCTAAACTTTGACAACGATGGCTCACACTGGATAAGCCAGACATCAGCAGTAGAACAAGCTATGCCAATGCAGAACATGTTAAACAAGAGAGGTAGACAACTATCTGAACTTGCAGACAAAGCCAATGGTGTTCTTATTGTTTCAAGCGAAACAGGTCTTACCAAAGATGATTTACAGAACCTAACGATGGACCCTAACCAGAGATTAATCATCAAAACTTCAAACAAGAGCGCCCAAGAATTAGTTTATCAACTCCCACCGCCACAAATCGCACCGTTCCTGTATCAGGACAAAATGGATATTAGAGCACAAGTTGGAAACATCATGGGCGCACCAGTTGACTTCACTGGACAAGATGACAAGACTAACTCCGAAGATACACTTGGTCAATCATTACTTAAAAAGAACCAAGCTGCTGGTCGACAAGACTTATACATTCGTTCAATAGATAGGTTCATGAATCAATACTTTAACCTACTATTCCAGATGATGATAGTTTGGTACAACGAAGACCACATGTTTGTCTACAATGGTAACGATGGTGAGTTTGACTATTTAATGGCTAACAGATATTTATTTGATGAAGGTATTGCAGTCAATGTAAAAGCTGGCTCTACTCCACCAATCGACAAGCAACGCCAAGAAGCTATCGCATTACAACTATCTAAGATGGGCGTATTATCACCACTTGATATATACAAGATGCTACACTTGCAAAACCCACAGCAGTTATATGACAACTACTCTAAGTTCAAAGCTGACCCTATGTCACTTGCTCGTGATGCTATGGATGATGTTGACTCAACTAAGGCATACATGGCTTGGACAGTTATTCGTGCTGGTAAAGAAGCCGAAGATGCTAAAGATGCTGACAAAGAATTTGTACTCACACTTCGTAAGATTATGCTCACAGATGAGTTCCTTGACTCTAAGAAATCTGTTCAGAAGAAGTTCCTTACTTATGTTGATAAGGCAATATCTAGTCTTGAACTTAGAACTAGCTTAGATCAGATGAGCCAACAAGGTGTGCAGAATTTAGAAACTAACATTCCTATACAACCACCACAACCAGCACAGCCACCAATGAGTCAACCTCCTATGGGCGGTAGCGCAATACCTCCAATGGGTGGACAACCACCAATGGGACAACCTAGTGCTATCCCACCAATGGGAGCAGGACCAGTAGCTCCAGGCGGACCAGTACAAAATGGTACACCACTTATGAACCCAGCTAACCCACAGATGCCACCAGCTGGAAACGTTACAAGTTTGCCAACTCTTTAACTTTAGAGTAAAATAAGCATCAAGGAGGAATAATGGATACAAATTCAATTCCAGGTCTAACTTTAAGTCCAAGCTTAGACGCTAAACTAAACGCACTAGATGATAACCTACAACCTTTAGAGAAGGAGGAAGTTAAGAGTGAAAACGTACCAACAGAGGAAACAACAAAAGAAGATGACACAGCTCCACAAGCTGAAGAAGAACAAGAAGTCGATGAATCTGAGGAAGCAGGCGATGATAGTGAAGAAAGCGGCGATGAAGAATCTACAGAGCCAGCAGATGATGATGACTCCGCCTACACTATAGATGAAGGTGATGATGAAGATGTACAATCTGAGCCAGCACCCACAACCTCAACCCAAGCTGGTCCTAACCAGTTCACAGCCGAACAGCAATACATACTAGACAACATACAACCTATTAAGGTTCGTGGTGATGTTGGTGGTGAAACCAAAGAGTTCGAAATATTAACTCCAGACCAACTACCAGCAGGATTCAAATTCCTAGACGATAGGGACATGGCACTTGCGACTAAAGCATTTGCTATGCTTGAACAGAAAGCCGAACAACTACAGAATGATTTTCGTAATCAGGAAACAAACAAAGCTGCTAAAGAATTCAAGCAAAAAGAAGATGATGCAGACCGACAGGACATTGGCGCATTACAAAGAAGTGGTGACTTGCCTAAGTTTACTGTTGCATCAACAGACCCTAAGTTCGAACAAGATCCAAACGTACAACTTGTACAAGACATATTAGATTTTAAGGAAGCACAGAACCAGAAATACTTTGATGAATACCAAGCTGGTCGACCTTACAAGCACATTGGCTTTGAAGAAGCATTTAGAATGTTTAAGCGTGAACAACCTGCTAAGGCTAACCAAGCACAAGTTAAAGAAGATGCTGAACGAAAGAATGTAGCCAAGAGAACCACAGGAAGTAAAAGCAACAAAGCTGATGCACCTAGACCTAGAACTGTACTTCGTAGCAGTAGAGATATTGATAGTTTTATCGAGAACCTTGACTGGTAATAAATTAATAAGAAAGGAACGCCATGCACAATTGGTGGATCGCAGCATTAGAACATGCTGGTATATGGACAAGAGAACAAGCACAACATGTTTCTGAGAACATCAGATTAACAACTCATCGTGAGAACTATAAAGAAGCTTACGAAGAACTAATTGATATATTAGAAAAAGGTAATTACTTAGAGCAAGGTGTAGTCAAGCGATTAGGACAAGATGTTGCACATCTAAAGTCAGTTGCTGAAACCAAAACTATTGCAAAGCCAAAGAAAGTCTAGTATTATAAATTCATAGGCAATCAAACTAGCCCCTCACCTGAGGGGTTTTTTTAATTTACCTACAATAATTAAATAAAGGAGATAACATGGCAGGAATGGTATTTACCGATAGAGTGGCAGACATCACCTATCAAGACATACTTCCTTCGATTGTTGACCAGATCAACAACTCGAACGTTTTCTTGGCTCGTATTTTAAGCAAGCCAGGCACATGGAGAGGTATCTATGAGGCACAGCCTATAGAAACCGCTAACAGTACAACGGGTGGATCATTCTCAGGAATGGATACTTTCCCAACAGCAGCAACTAACAATACACGTCTTATGACATGGTACTTGGCAGCTTTCGAGCAGTCAGTAGTAGTACCTGGTATTGAACGAGCTGTAAACGCTAACAACGAAAAGCAAGTTCTAATGCTTCTTAAGACTCGTCTTGACGAAGCTAAAATCTCAGCTTTACAGGCTGTTGGACAAATTGCTTACGGTGTTGGTTCAGGAAAAGACTTTGACGGTCTTGGACTAATCGTAGACAACGGTACTAACTCTAGCTCATACGCTGGTCTTACACGATCTACAAACACATTTGTAAACGCTGACGTTACAGCTGTAACAAACGGTATCATTACTCTTGACTACTTGTCATCTGAGTTCGATAACGTTTCTGCTGCAAGCTCAACTTCAGAAAGCCCAACAATTGGTCTAACTACAAAAGCTATTTGGACTTACATTGAAGGTCTTATTCAACCTATGGTTTCTGCTCGATACGAAACTCTACAGCTTAAGGGCTACGACAGAGTTGACGGTGGTACACCAAATGGTGAACTTCGCCCAAGTGGTGAAAAAGTTTCAGGTTTTGCTGGATTCAACGCTATTAGTTACAGGGCTCGCCCATTAGTAGCTGATGACAACGCAACTTCACAGACATTCTTCTGGCTAAACGAGAACTACATGGAATTCAAACGCCTAGTAGATTCATCTCTAAAGCAAGTTGCTTCAACTGTTGAAGTTACTGAAGGTTACTACAAAGACGTACCATCACCTAGTGCATGGCAGTTCAGAGAATTAATTGCTCCTGTTAACCAGTATGGTGAAGTAGGTCTATTGATTCTTATGGGTAACTTAATCCACAGACAACCTCGAAGAAACGGTAAACTAACTGGTATTACTTCAAACTAGGTTTGATAGAAAGGATTATTTATCATGGATGTAGGAATTAGAACATTAACAGAACAAGACATCAATACTCTATCTACTTCAAAGCAGGTACAGTATGGTGCAACAGGAATGACTGAAGACGGTCGAAAATATCGATACGTATCTTTCGGTGGTACATCAACAATCAACTCAGGCCAATTAGTTGTTGCTGCAGCAATAACAGCTAACTATCAAGGTCTAACAATCACAGCAACTGGTACAGGTGGTCAGGTTGCTGCTAACCTAGCAACTGGTGCAACACAAATCGTTATTACTAACGGTTCAACTGCAATTACTCAAGACCAATTTGCTGAAGGTTACCTCGAAGTATTAGTAGGTGCAGCTGGTGTTACTAGCTCATACTTATATAGAGTTAAAGGAAACACAGCAGCAGCTGGTAGTGCAACTTTCACAGTTTACCTAGCTGAAGCTATGCGACACACAACTGCATTAGTACCTGGTACTGACACAGTTAACCTAAACCCAAGCATTTACAGCGGTGTAAACACATCAGCAACAGCTGATATCCCTGTAGGTGTAACAGTAATGACTGTTCCTAACACAGCTTCTGTAACTAACTACGGTTGGGTACAAACTGCTGGACCTGTTGACGTCAAGAACGACGCAGCTGGTACAATCGCTGTTGGAACTGCAATCGGACAAAGTGTATCTGTAGCTGGTTCTGTAAGAACTGCAACAGCTTCAACTAGCCCAGTAATTGGATACTCACACGCTGCTATCTCAGTATCAACAAGTGGACCAGTATTCCTAATCATTAACTAATATCCTTTTAAGGAGGGGTACTTATGGCAATCATTAATAAAAACCGCCTATTAGAGAAGTACGTTCAAGTTGTCCGAATGGATGGCTTAAACACAAACAAAAACGTAAACGTTGGTATCGCAGCGGGTGGCTCTACAGCTACCTTAAGCGTTGGTGCTGGTGGTATCTCTACTACTGGACCATTGGTATCAGGTGCTAGCACTCAAAACCATACTTCAGTAGCTATTAACGCTACAGCAACAGCTACAGCTGTACAGGTTGCAAGTGGATACATTACATCTACTTCAGCCGCAGCAGTAGGAATTACTTTGCCTACAGCTACAGCTCTAGCTACACAGCTAGGTGCAACAGCAGGTTCAGTATTTGACCTTTACATAGATAACACAGCAGGTGCTAACACAGTTACAGTAACAGCTGGTTCAGGAATGACCGCTTCAGCAGTAGCTCAGGTTGCAACTTACGGTGTACCTACATTTGGTCTTATGACTGTTCCTTCAGGTACAAGTGGACAAGGTTGTTTCCGATTTGTTTTCTCATCGGCAACAGCATGTACATACGCTAGAATATTCTAGTAAAAACTAAGGAGAATATATGCAACAGGCTGGTAGGGAACTGACTAGCGTTGACTTGAGAATAGTCACAAACGACAAACAAGATTTTCTTGGATCAACTGGTCAAACAGGTGATGGTCGTGTGTTTCGATATGTCAAAGTCGGTGCAAGTCCAGTAGCTGCTGGCCTAGTTATGTGTACTCCATACACAAGCAATTTCGTAGGATTAACAGTAGCGGCTGCTTCTGCGACTACAGTTGGACAGGGAGTGTATGAACTAAAAGTACAACTCAATGGTACAGCTTTAGGTCTTAACGATTTACAAGATGGTGAAGTAGATATAATTACTGGTACTGGTAAAGGTACTAGTTATAGGATTCGTGGTAACACACCAGCGGCTTCCAATGGTATTACTACAATAAATCTTGCATCACCTCTTGTATTAGCTGTTCCAGCTGGTTCAATAGTCAATTTAGGTTACAGTCTTTATTATAACGTTGTAACAGATTATGCAGCCAACCAAGCTGGTTCAACAACAAACAAGCATCAAATTGGAGTAACAACTGTTGCTATGGGAGCTAACCAATATGGTTGGGTACAAACTCATGGTAGAGGACTTGTAACTAGCGACAATAACTACTGGAACGGTACTACAGTTACTACTGGTCAAATCCCACAAGGATTTTCACTCGTGCTAACTAAAAACATTCTTACTCCAGGTTATGTTACTGGCGCTAACCCAACTACAGATGCGGATAAGCAAATTGTAGGTTATGGATTAGAAAACCCTTACACAGCAGGTGCAGGTATCTTATTCCCAGCCGATATAGCCATTGGTTAAAACAAATACAAACAGCAACTAGCCCCTCAAAGCAGGGGTTTTTTGCATTAGAGGAATTAAGTGCTATAATGCGAATATGAATAGGAATGAGCTAGAACAGGCTCGAGCTAATATTGAAACTCAGTATAATAATCTGAGCAATAATGCTTGGGTTTCGCAAGAGCTTAAGTACCTACAGGGCAAATATGATGCCTTGACTGAGTTAATAAACAAACTATCTAACGAGGAGGCTCAAAATGCCACAAGTCAATCCACAACAAGCAAGTCAAAAGACAGCAACGTCAATAAGTGAAGGTAAACCTTTCCGAGAACGCTTAAGAGATAGATACAAGGCTACTGACTACGTTAGAGTAATTAACATAGACAATGAAGAATTCACATGGCAATACTTTCCAATTGATGGTGAGCTTGAAACATTTGATGACAATGGTGCTACAAGAGTCATACAGGGTCGCCAGAGGTTTACAAGTAACTTTGACGGTAGATTAGCTGGCAACGAGCAAATATGGGCTCTAGGAGCTGGAGAAACTGAAGTATTGGTTGGTGCAAATTCTGATTTATTCATAGAAGGATTGTACAAGAAGCTTATTGCTAAGAAGCGTATTTCTGATAACCCAAAAATTTCTGAAACACAGGCACGAAGCTTCAACTGGAACGATGGATTATTACAAGAACAGATGATAGATAAATTATTCTTAGGAATAGAAAATCCAACCTTCAATGAACCTCAACGAAGCCAAACTACAGCAAAGAAGTAAGGAACTTGACGCTAGGGAAGAATACCTAGATGCTAAATTAAAGACGCTTGAAGAAGCTCCAATTACATTAAAAGTATATGAAGCAAGATTCAAAGTATTTGAAGATAAGTTAGAGGCTATCCAATTGCAAGTTAAACAAGCTACACAACAATTTGATGAAAATACAAGAATATATAATGCTCACTATGATAATTACCAAGAACTAGAAGATAACATAAAAAAAGAAAAGTTATTTGTTAATGAACTTAAGAGAGAAGCACAGGAAAGCAAACGAGAAGTTACTCTTGCTAAGAATGAACTTAAATCTTTAGAGAGATACTTAAAAGAACAGCAGGAATTGATTGACCAAAGCGTTACACAAGGCAATAAGAAGTTATTAGACCTACAAGATAATATGTTCGAGTTGGAACATGAGATTAATGAACTGAAAAACGCCAGAACTAGCTTAGAACATGACATAGATGATATAGCATTGGTTAAAATACAAGATGAGCAAGACTTATACAATGTGCTTAATACACTTAGTGATCAAAAAGCTAATCTTGAAAACGAAATTAATGAACTTATTAACCGAATTACTAAGAAAAGTGCTGAGTACAAGCGTGTAGAAGCACAAACTAGTGAAAAGTTAAACAAACTTAAAGAAAAAGAAGAAAGTATAATTGCTAAAAGAGATGCACTACGACTTGAAAGACAAGAACTTGAAGAAGATAAACGCAGATTTACTTCAACTAAATCATTATACGAAGATTAGTGATATAATATGTGTTATTAGGCAACTAACTAAGCCCCATTAGGAGGGTTTTTTTTATTTATGAGCAGAAGCGGATCACCATATTCAACACCAAGAGATGCAAACAGAGTACCATTCTTAACTGCCGCATCAACAGCAGACGGAGTTACACCTGTTGTACTTGAAGCTGACCCTACGACTCATCTACTACAAGTATCTAGTTCAGGTGGCGGTGGAGGTACACAATATACCGATGGGTCAGCTACAATAGCTCATCCAATAGGAACAATACCTGTTTATGATAAAGCAGGAACAATAACATCTGTATCAGTGGCAAACCCTTTGCCAGTAAGTGCTTCAATAACTCCAACAAGCGATACAACTCAAACAGGTTCTATCACAGGCTCTGGACAATCTGTTACATTTGCAGTAAATGCACAATCAACTGTAGGTATACAAGCATCTGGTACTTTCTCTGGCACTATTTTAATTAAAGGTTCTGTAGATGGCTCTACATACACACCAACAACCGCTACTAGCTTATCTACTGGTGGTACGGTGTCTACTATAACTTCATCGTTTACAGGTCAAGTTAATGTTGCAGGTTTTGTATCTTTTCAACTTACTAGCGTTTCTTGGACTTCGGGAACAGCAAATATATCTTTAAGAGCTTCAACTGGAATATCTAACATAATGTTAGACAATCCACTTCCTGTAGGGACTAATTCGATTGGTAACGTAGGACTTAACGCTGGTACTAACGCTATTGGTTCTATTACTAATACTTCGTTTACCGCTACACAAGCTACGGGTACAAACTTACACACAGTAGTAGATTCTGGTGCTGTTACAGCTAACATAGGAACAACTAACGGACTTGCTTTAGACGCTACTCTTACGGGTGGAACACAACAATCAAAAATTACAGACGGAACTAACATAGCAAGCGTTGTTGCTGGTGATACAGGTTTTAATGGTACGGCAATAGCTTCTGGAACAAAAACCATAGCAATAACAACTTCTGGTACTGGTGCTCAAACTATTGGACCATTTGATGTAAGAGGCTACCAAACAATAGAAGTTGTATGGACAGTTAACGGAACTGGTCTTACATTAACTGGTGCTCAATGGTCGCCTACATCAGGTGGAACTTTTCAAACAGCAAGCACATTTACTACTGGTATTAACGCACCATCTAACGCTTTAGGTACAGTAATAAATACAGTTTACAAATCACAAATCTGGGGTAACTATTTCCAAATAGCTGTATCAGCTTTAACATCAGGAACTGCAACAGGCTACATTACGCTAAGAAACATGCCCTTATACACTTCGACTGTATCCGCTAACATTACTGCTACTAACAATACAACATCTACTATTCCTACTTCTGCATTACCAGTAGGATTTAAAGCTTTATCTGCCGACCAAACTGCAACTACAACTACCTATAACACTCAGGGTATAGTTGACCTTGTTGGTAAGCAAGTCGTAATGCCTTACTCCATTAACCAGCAATTTGTGAAGGGTACAGGTAACGCCACAGGTACAGCTTCGACATCACTTATAACTGCAGTAGCTTCTAACTCAATCTACTTAACATCAGTTCAGGTAATGAACACAGGAACAGTTACATCACAAATTTTATTACAAGACGGTAACGCAGGTACGACACTAGCTTACGCACAGGCTCCTGCTGGTGGTGGTTCTAACATTACATTTCCAGTTCCAATTAAAAACACATCAGGTAACGCTTGGTATTTTGCAGCAGGTTCTGCTTCATCAACAATTTATGTATCAGCACAAGGATATTACGGAGTTTAATTATGAAACCAACATCTTACACAATAGTTAGCCAAACAGATACAGAAAACGATTCAGTAGTAGTTTATAAAGACCAAGACGGGTTTGAATACCAGATTTTAGTTCCATTAGGTTCTAACTTAGACCAAATAATTTTAGGAGTTTAATATGGCTATTTCGTTTGTAGCTACAAGAGCCACAACAGGAACAGCAGCAACAACAACTACTGTAACGATTGCAACTTCTACTGCTATACAGATTAATAATCTTTTAGTTATAGCTGTAAAAGTATCTGGTGGTAATACTGTGAGTTCAATAACTGATACAAGAACTAACAACTGGATAACAGGTGCTTCCAATCAGACTGCTGGTCCAGATATAGATATTTGGTATCAATATGTAACTACTCCATATCAAGCAGGTGATTTGATTACAGTTACAGCTTCGGCAGGTACTAATCAAATTGTAAATGTTGTTTTATTAGAGTTTTCAGGATTGTCACGAGATTTTGGTTCCGTTTTAGATACTAACCAAAGTCCAGGTACAACAGCTTCTCCTGCATCTGCTACGACTAAAACTATGGCATTAACAGCAACAACTAAATGGCAAGATTTGGTAATAGCTGGAGTAGGAACTGGTGGTGCAACTTCACAAACATTTACTTATAACACAGGTAATGGCTGGACTGGAGTAACTTCTACTGGACCAAGTGCCACAGTTCAATTAGGCCTTCAATGGAAAATACAAACAGCAGTAGGTACAGAAAGCACCACTATTTCATGGACTGGTTCACAACCATACGGGTATGCTATGGCTGCTTTTTATCCTAGAAACTATTTTGGTGGATTGTTAGGTGTTGGATAAATCAATTGTTATCAGAAAACAATAATGATATAATCGTTTCATAGGCAACTATATCAGCCCCTCACAAGGGGTTTTTTTATTTAATAAGGAGTAAATATGGCATATACACCAACACCTCTAAGACAAAAAGGAACACAATCTTTTGGCTCATTGGTACAAGATCAAAACAGAGTAGAAATGACAGGTGCTATTGGAAACACATTACAGTCACAAGACGCAACAGCAACACCTGTACTATCACCATTAACTAATGGTAGTGCCTCAGGATTTGCTCTTACAGTACCAGCTAACGCAGTACAATGTACAATCTATTGCACCACAGTAGCAGTTACACTATTAGTCGGTGAGGATTCAAGTTACGCTCAGGGTATGTTTGTACCTGCAACAACTTATTTCACAGTAGATTGCGCAAGAATGGCTAATATTTATATTAAACCTTCTAGCGGTACTAACACTATATATTTCCAATTCAAAGTAGTTTAAGGAGATTTAAGTGGCAGTTAAGAATGTAACAACTTGGGCTCCAGCAAGTGGAGCAGGAACAATTCAGCAACAGGCTAGTTTTAACCTTGCCACAAATACTGGTTCTTTAATAGTTACTAACTCTGGCAACTTCTTAGTCACAACTACAAACAAATATATACCAAAAAGTTTATCTACATGGACATTGACTCCTAAAACAAAAACAACATGGGGTGCGCCAAGTGGTACAGGTTATTTCAAAGCAGGAACAGTTACTGCAATAACAGATCAATTAGCTTCAAACATTACCGACCAAACAGGTGCATCAATAACAGATAATGGTGTAAGTTATTCAGACAAATACGTAACAACATGGACAGCGAGCGGAGCATAATATGGGACAACTTAATTCATACCCAACAGCCAGCACAATAGACGCAGTAAATGACAAGTTAGTTATATGGACTAACTCTTTAAGTGCTGTTCAAAACATTAACCGAAATACGTTCCTCAATTTATCTTCCCAGCCTGTCGGACTGAGTGATTCCCAGACGCTGACAAACAAAACACTCACATCACCTACTATTAATGGTGCTACTTTAAGTGGCACCCTTTCTGGAACATACACAATAGGTGGTACACCAACATTTCCTTCCTCAGTCACACAGAACACTGTTGTGCAGACGTTAACCAACAAAACGTTAACAAGTCCAACTATTAACTCACCAACCATTACAAACGCTACAATAAGTGCAGATACACTTACTGGATATACAACTTCAAACAGTGGAACAATATATGGTGTATCTATAACAAGTGGTGCAATTAATGGTTCTTCATTAACATCATCTAGTGTACCTTTAACAAAATTAACATCCGATTCTTCATGGGCTTGGACTACTTGGACTCCAACATTTACAAACTTCACTATAGGTAATGGAACATTAAATTGTTATTACGTCACAGTTGGTAAAAATGTTTATTTCACTATGCAAGTAGTTTTAGGTACAACTTCTTCGGTAGGAACAAACCCCTACTTCACTTTACCAGTGAACAACAATACAACTACTTATCCAACAACTGGTAATAATCAAAATATGATAGCTACAGGTTGGGGTTTTGTAGGAGGTAGTAATTATTTCTTATATGGTGCAATAAACAACACAACAGGTGCTAATAAATGTCAATTACTAGCTTCTTTAGTTTCTTCTACTTATGTTCAAATAACTGGAGTTTCTGCAACTGTTCCAAATACATGGGCTAACACTAACCAAATTACTTTGCAAGGGGTTTACCAATCATCATGAGTAATGTAACAATAAACTCATTACCAACTGCAAGCACAATAGATGCTACTAATGATTTACTTCCTATTTACACTAATTCATTAACAGCTACTCAAGCTATATCTAGGAACACTTATCTTAACCTATCTAGTCAGCCAGTAGGATTAACAGATAGTCAAACACTTACTAATAAGACATTGACTTCTCCAACAATAAATGGTGCAACATTATCTGGAACATTATCTGGTACTTATACTATTGGTGGAACTCCTACATTTCCTGCAACAGTAGTTCAGACAACTACAAGCCAAACATTAACTAACAAAACACTTACAAGCCCTACAATAAACAGTCCTACAATTACTAATGCAACTATATCAGCTGACACACTTACAGGATATACAACAAGTAATTCAGGTACTATTTATGGAGTGCCTGTAACAACTGGAACTATTTCTGGTAGCTATTTAACAAGTGGTACAGTTACTTCAACTCAGATAGCTACTAATGGAGTAGCTGCAACTAACCTAGCAACATCAGCAATTACTTTAGGGTATGCGCAAATAACAACCAATGTAACAACCACAGCAACAAGTGCTTCTTACGCAACAGGATTAACAATTACTGTAACTATTCCTGCTGGTGGTCGCAGGGTCAAGGTTACCGTATATACAGTAGCTTTAAATACAAGCGGTAGTGGTAATGCACAGATGTCGTTATGGACTGGTGCTTCAGCGGGTACATTAACTACGCAATTACAACAATGGAACGCGCCGCAAGGAACAAATCTTAATGCAGGAGCTAGTATGATATTTTCTCACATACCCTCTGCGGGATTGCTAACATATAATATTGGCTTTAATAGTACATCAGCAGGTACTACAACTTTAAGTGCAGCATCAAATCTGCCTGCATTTATTTTAGTGGAGGCAATCTAATGAGGAGAAATAAAAAATGCTAACTTTTACCACAATGTATAACAGAGCAGTCAACATGGTTGGCATTAGCTCTACAACAAACGCTCAAGATGTTACTAACATGAAGTCAGATATAAATCAGGCTTTAAGATTATTTAAGAATTCATCAAGAAGATACTGGACTCGTAAAGAAGTATCGGCTAACTTGGTTGCTGGTCAGCAGTATTACACATTTCCAGAAGATATGGTTCGTATTACTGAGGTTAAGTCTAATACAGGTTCTGGAAGTTATAACTGGCCGCTTGTAGGAATTGATTCCGAAGCTATATGGAACAGATACAACATTATTCCAAACAATACATTAATGGTGCCTCAGTTTTACTTCATTAGAGGTAGGAACGAAATTGGTTTATATCCAATCCCTTCACAGAATGTTACAGCAGGACTTATTGTAAGCTATGAGCCACGTATGCTCGATATGAATACAGATGATACAACTACAACCACTGTTACAGTTACAAATGGATCACAGTATGTTACAAGCCCAAGTACAAACTTCAGTACAAACATGGTAGGTATGCAATTCAGTGTTACTGACGGAAGTGATGGTAACTGGTACCTAATAACAGCTGCAACAGCTACACAGCTTACACTAGAGAACGCTTATCAAGGTCCTAGTTCTAGTGCAGTAGCTTGTACTATTGGACTTGTTCCAGATATTCCAGAGGAGTATCAATTAGGCTTAGTTTATTACGCTTGTTATAATTACTACTTGAAGCGTAATGAAATGGCTAACGCTACACTATATAAAAGTCTGTATGAAGAACTGCTCAATAGATTTGTTGATGTGTACGCAGCTAAAACAACTGGTATTGTTCAGAAATCAATTAGTGATGATATATTCAACATCTTCTGGTTGCCACCAGGAACGATGTCATAGGAGGTCAATATGGCAGGTCCTAAAAACACAGAAAAGTTCAAGATTAACAATGAATACTTTCAGGGTGGTATTTCTGTTGACCCAAAGTTAGCTGTTGCTAATTCATTTTATTACTCACAAAACTTAGACTTTAGAAGCAAGCCAAGTCAAATATCTGTACTTCCTGGCACACGACAAATAGCTAGTAACATGAATGACTTAGTTACTGCTATGGATCAGGACTTAAATGGCGTTAGATGGGGCGTAGGAGCATCTGGTGGTTTATATAAGATAAACAACTCGAATGTTATTTCTAAGGTCGCCCAACTGCCCGAAAATGGCTCTGCTGGGCTTTTATACAACCAAGTAACTGACCAACTCTACATTCCAGGTCAAACTAGTGTATCAATGTATGGACAAGTCACTTCTGGTAACACAGGAAACCCAAACTACAAGCCAAACCAATTTGGTATATCTGCATCACAGGGTAATGGATGTGTAAACATATTTAATACAAGTTCTGGATTCTTTGATGGTAACGCTGGTGTTAGAAACAATGCTGCAGCCATAAACCAAGTAGGTATTACAAGCTCAAGCCAAGTTACAACATATTCAACAGCAACTTACACCTTGCCAAATACATTAACTGAAACGACAGGTAATTATTGCTACTTTGCTCCAGACATAGAACCATTTCACTCAATAGATGTTTACATTACTAACATTGGAACAGGTAACTGGACACTTACACTACATGATAGCCTCAACAATGCTCTTGCTTCTGTAACAGTAACTAATGCCAACTTAACAGCCAACGCATATAACAAATTTACATTTGGTAAGCAAATTAGAGCTATTGTGAACGCTTCACAGACAGGTACTAGTGCAACTTACCATTTTCACTTAACATCTAGTGTAGCCAGCGATACTGCAACAGTTGGAACTATTACAGCTGGTGATTTATCTAGTGTTGACTTCTTGCTTTACGCTTACAGGCTTATTCAGACAAGTAATGGCTGGCACCCAACTGCTTTCTTTACAGGTGGTGGTGTTCCTTTGCTTTGTATAGGTAATGGTCAATACTTATCCACATATAACTTTGGTAATGATGCAAACCCTACAAATTATCAATGGAATAGACATGCACTTTATTTCAAACCAGGTTACGAAGTTTGTGGAATAACATCTAACAACCAATATCTAGTTATTGCTGCCGAAAGACGATCGAGTAACACAAGTCGTAGTTTCCAAGATGGAATACTTTACTTTTGGGATGGAACGACCAATGCACCTAACTTTACAATAGATATACCAATGGGCGCACCTTATGGAATATACACATTTAACAATGTTACTTATTTCTTTGTAGGTGGTTCATTATTTGCATGGAGTGGTGGACAGACTGTTATTAAAGTTAGAAATATGGGTTACCAGAATACTGATTACTTAAATGCTAGTGATAGCACAATTATTAACCCTAACATGATGACATCAAGATATAACTTACTCATGATGGGCTTTCCAAGTTCAACAACTAACTCAAATATACCTTATGGAGTTTATTCTTGGGGTACAGTCGAGCTTACATTTCCTAATAGCTTTGGATTAAGTTACACACTTTCAAATGGCTATGTAAACAATAACACCTCTGGTATTACAAACTTACAAATAGGTACGATACAAAACTTTGTAGATTCTATGTACATTTCATGGAGCTATACTTTGGCTGGAGTTACATACTATGGTATGGATGTTGTGGATAACTTTTCTACACCTGCAAGCACATATAGCTGGCAATCGTTAATCTATGATGGTGGAGTTAGATATAAATCTAAAAAGGCATTAAGAATGAAAATATCCTTCTTGCCATTACCTACTGGAACAACTCTTACAGCCCAATACTCATTGGACAGAGGTGCGTTTAAGTCTACTGACCCAATAAGCGGTAATTCATATACTGCAACAACAGGAGATACAAGCCTTATTGTTGAATTTGATAACATGCGATTTTTTGAATTTCAATGGGGATTCTTTGGCACATGTTCAAGTTCGGCTGCATCAGCACCAACAATAACAAGTGTTGCAATAGAAATTGATGGACTTGCAGATGAAGTTGCACTTAAGAAGGATTACGCATAATGTTTGGCGGAGGCGGTTCACAGTTTACTAGTGATGTTTACCAAAACACCCCTAATATGTCGATGATGTTTACCATGTTTACACCTACATTTGGTAATGGTGATTTTATTATTCAACCACCTAATCCTGGCGAACTCGGACAAGGTTTTCCAACAATTCCTTACTTACCCCTTGAAGCATTAATTTACCAGCAACAATCAAGCAACCCTAATGTATCACCTGTTAATACAATGGCTGGTAGCAATACAGGACAACAAGTTATATCATCAACTCAATCTACTAACGATCAAACTGGAATACCTAGAATGGTTGTTGGTAATCAAAACACTACTTAGGAGTAATTATGGCAACACAAGCAAATGTACCGTCAGGTTCAAGTAACGAATTCTTTGGTCAAAAGGTTTCTAAAAAAGGTATCAATGTTTATAACGCCTCTGATAAAGATTTAATTTACAAAAACGATTACTCCACAACTACCTACTATGATGCTACTAATGCTAGAATACTTATAGGCTTACTTCCAGACGGAAGCTATGGCATAGTAATATCTAAACCAGGATATGATGTAATTAAATTATTTTCATGACAGTTAATAATACCAACTTGAATTATAACTCCAATTGGGATATAGATCAGCTTACACAATCTGGTACTACAACAATTACTGCTGCAACAGGAGTTAATTCATATTCAATAGCCAATGTATCTTTTACTAACCCACCAGTGGTTGAAGTTTATTATCAACCTGCTGGAACAAATTATTGGTTTCAAGCTGCTAGTCCAATAGGAGGTTTTGGTGGCACAATTGGATTAAATGCTATGAATAAAATTACAGTGGCATGGATATCAAGTTCTACTAATCTTAGTGTTCAAGTAAATAATGGTTCAAGTGGCACAATTAACTTAAAGATTAGATATTATATTTGGTCAGATAAAATTAATTATTGATGAGTATTCCTACTAAAAATTTACAATACATATCGTTTAGTTCCCAATTTAGATATGAATATATAGCTAAAAAAGGAAATGTCTATACAAATACGTCTGCGGTCGTAAACCATAATTTAGGATATGTTCCATTTTATAAGTTGTATATCAAATATCCAAATGGTGTTTATTCTTCTACAAGTAACGCTCCATCTGCTGGCTACATTACTCCAAGCGTGGGTTACCAAGAATTTACAGTTAGTTCAAATGCTACAAGTACCTCTTTAACAATTACACCATTTGATGAAACTTTAGCTAATAGATTTGTTACAATATATTACAGAATTTATGCGGAGCCACAATCATGAGTATTAATTACGCTGGATTGCAAATGTCTTCTTCCACATCTTCATTAAAAATATTATTACAAGGTAAAGGAAGTGGTATTATACCAGCTAATGATGGAACAGGTGTAGTAACTTACACACAAATAGTAATACCTCATGGATATGCCAATGATAATCTCATCTGGCAAGTTGGAGTTCAAGATTCAGCATTAGGAAGTTATCAAATTTTACCTTTTGGTTCACATGATAATACTAGACTTTATATTGCATATCTCGATTCTACTAATTTATATATAGAAGGTATTGAAAACGAACCTTTCTCATCTATTCCTAATATTAATTTCAATTATTATTATCGAATTTTCATACCATAATTGAATATTTTATTGTAGGGTGTATAATGTTAGATATTAGGCAACTAACATAGCCCTTCGAAGGAGGGTTTTTTTTATTTTATGGCACCAGTATCAGCATCACAAACAGCAGCAGACGTAAATGCAGCCAGACAACAAGGGCAAGCATTACAAAATCAATATAACCAACAAGCTGGTCAGACTTATGGTCAGTATCAGAATACGCTAGGAACTGCTCAACAATCACAGCAAAGTTTACAGGACTACGCTAACCAAATGGCTAAAACTAATTATGGTGATGTATATGCACAAGATTTAGCATCTGCACAGCAACAATATGGATTTAACCCTCAATCATTAGCTCTAGCAAATAAAAACTTACTTAACACACAAACTGCTTTACAATATGCCCCACAAGCTGCTCAACAAGGTGGGAACTATTATGGTGCTACTGCTGGTCAAACACAGCAAGCATACCAGAACATGGGTCAAAATCTTAATGCCACATTAGCTAACCAATCTAACGCTGTTAATCAATATCAAAACTTATTGTCTGCAACTCAAAATCAAGCCAATCAACAAGCTGGACAGCAAATAGCTGGTTCAACTGCAACATCAGATGCGTTAACAAACGCTGCAGCTCAAGCTAATCAAGTAATGGCTAATGCTGAAAAAACAATGAACGACATAGAAACTTTGCAACAAAGTCAAGGTAAAGTTACTGCAGATCAAATTGCTGCATATCAGAATGCTTACAATAATTATCTATCAGCTAAAGCTTCCCAAGTTTCTGCTCAAGGTCAATTATTATCAGGACAAGCTGCAAAGCAAACTTCAGACCAACAAATTACTCAATACCAAAACTTACAGGCTGGAATGAAAGCTATATATGGTAACGATTGGCAAAAAGCTATTGCATATTTGCAAAATGGTCAAAGTGTCCCAGCTAATTTATCAAGCGCACCAACTCCTCAATCTAGTGTTACTATAGGCGGAGGCGGTGGTGGTGTATCAGGAAGTAGTGTATTACGATGAACCCAACCACATCCCAACTATTAGATAATGCAGATGTAAGTGTAGGAGCACAGCCAACAAGAAATGTTGGTAGTTTAACTATAGGTTCAGCATTACCTCAACAAACAGCATCAGTTGCTCAAGGAGTACCTCAAACAAGCAACCCAATGGCACAACCAGCTTCTGACAGGGGTAATTGGTTTACTAAAGCCCTACCTACTATTGGTGGAGTATTAGGAGGTCTAGTTAGTCTTCCAGCCGAAGCTTTAGATTTAGTTAGTGGCGTTGGCGGTACAGCATTAAACATAGCTGGTGCAGGTGCAGGCGCAGCTTTAGGACAAAAGCTAGAAAATGCTTTAACTGGAACTCAAGGTAGTACAATAGGTGCTGGTGTTTCTGGTACTTTGGGTCAGATAGCTGGTGGTACTGTTGGCAAACTAGCATCTGGCGCATTAAAAATAGGTGGAAACTTAGCTGGTGCTGGTGCAGATCAATTTGTAGCTGGACAAGCTTCAAAAGGACTTATTGGAAAAGATTTAGCTCAAGACTTGAGAGTTAATCATGGAATTACTAACATTGGTAATCAAGGGGCTAAAATTGCAGGAATTATTACTGGTTCTTCAGATTCAGCTCCTGGACAAGCTCTTGTTAACAAAGTTGTCGAAAACGGTATATTTAAGAATGGCCCTCAAAGAATTGATTTAGCAGATTTAACTGCTAGAAAACTAACTGGCAAGACAGCTTCAGTAGCACAAGGTCAAGCACAGTCATCTGGAAATCTTGCTGAAAGTTTTATGGAACAAAATGCTTTGATACCAGAACAAAGAAATGCTATTAGAGCACAACTAGGAGCTATCTCCGATGCTCAAGGTAAAACAATATCAGGTGCTACCGATTCTTCTGGTGCTTTGAACTTTCTTAGAAGAGTAAACAGCTTAGCAGATGAAGAAAGACAAGCATATCTAAAAAGTGGCTATACTGATACCGAGGCTAAAAATATGATGAAAACTTATGAACAAATTGGTAATGAAGTAAACGATAGAATATTCAGTCCTGGTGGTCAATCTGTAGCGGTTAGCCAAGCAGAGAAAGACGCTTTAATAAAAGATATACAAACACATGTAGCACCAGTTAACCAAAAAGCTGCATTAGCAATTACAAATGATGTTAAAAATTCTAATACATATTCCGATTTAAGAAAACTACAAGCTAAATGGGTTACAGTTAATCAGGCTGTTCAAAAAACTTCAGATTTGGCTGCTAAAAACTATGGAACAAGCGCTGGTGATTTTATGAGAGCTGGATTACCTATGATTGGTGCATTAACTGGTGGTCCTAAAGGGGCAATAGCTGGTGCTGGTTTAGCCGCTGCTAGTGCATTAAATCCATTGGAAGCTGCAGGTGCAGGTATATTAACTAAAGCACAAAAAGCTGCAACAGGTAAAGTATCACAAGATATATTACCAGCACTATCAAGAGCTGCTGGTGTAGCTGGTGCAACTGGTATTAATATGGCAACACAACCATCGGCTAGTACACAAGTAGGCGTAGGAGGAACACAACAACAACAAGGAGTAAATATGGGAAATCAACAAGATCAAAGTCTGGCTTCAAATCCATTCTTATCATTAACAGGTCAAGCACCTTCAGTGTTACAACCAATAGCTATGCAAGCATTATTAGGTATGTTTGCACCTTCATTAATGAATCAAGGTACAACAACTGCTGCTGCTAACGCATCACAACAAGTACAAAAAGCCCAGCAAGCTGGTGCTCAATTACAAGCTTTAATGCAACAATACAATCAAGGTGGTGGTGCGCAAGGTGGTATTTTGGGTACATTAGCTCCAATCAAAGCTGCTATTACAGGTGGTCCTGCTGGAAGTTATGGTGCAAATGCAAACCAAGTATTACAGCAAATATCTCAGGCTACAGGTGTTCCTGCAAACCAATTAACTGCTCCTCAGTTATCACAAAACCAAGCAGCTGCTGGAAACACAGTACAGCAATTAGTGGCACTATTAAACGCTTCAGGTGCAAATGTCGGCGCTCAGCCAACTATGGCTCGGTAATTAATTCTTTTTTAGTTCAGCTTTTATTGCTTCTGTTGGTACTTCTCTAACAAATAATATGTTGTCTTCTTTTTCTAAATCTATTTCAAATACTAAGTTCTGGTCATCGCTGTAATCAAATCTGTTATTACAAACTTGGTATAGGTACCCTGAAATAATCTTATCTTTGTAAACATTAAACTGGCAGGAAATGTTAACTAACTTGATGTAATTTACTTCCCTATCTGTTAGTTCATGCTTTGTGCCTTTTGGTTCTTTCTCAGCGTTCTTAATTTTACCCATTACATCTCCTTATAGTTTTTTTAAGTCTTGGTCACTAGGTAAGAAATTATATACTTCTTTGCTTTCCATTGGAAAAGCTTTCACAAAGTCTTCGTTAACACTACCATCTCTTTTATATGGCTGAACAATATCTCTAGCGTGGTCATTTCTTTGCATATTGTGATCATGCTGTTTGAAAGTAGCATTATATCTACCTGTCATTTGGTCAATGTTTGGTTGACCCCTGTGATATTTACCATCTAATATATAACCCATTATCTTGGCTTAACCTTTACATTAAGATTCATTTCTCTAAGGCGTTCGGATTCTTCCCATTCAAGTTGTTGAGGTGTTTTAGGTTCAACAACACCAACTTCACCATCTTGGTTAATTCTTTGTATAGTTCCGCCATTGTAACTACCAGCAGTAGCCCCTATTTCTGGTTCTGGTTCGGATATTTTCTTTTCTAGTTTCTTTATAGTAGTTTGTAAGTCTTTATAAACATATCCTACAACTGTGCCAATAAGTGCAAAGATTAAAATCTCTACAATAGTTTTCATTAGTCTGACTTCATTTCTCTGTCTTTGAAAGTAATTGCAACAGATGTAGTCACAAGTGTAGAGACAACGCTAATAGCATTTCTAACTGTTTCTTTGACAACTTCGGCTGGGTCAATGATTCCTGCTTCTAATAAGTTTACTGGTTTATCAGCATCAATGCGTAAGTCAAAGCCATGCCATTCCTTAGAATTGTGTAAAGCATATAGAGCGCCCTCAGGGTTAAAACCAGCGTTCTCAACCAATGTCTTGAATGGTGCTTCAAATGCGTCTTGGAAAGCCTCTGTGCGTACTCTAGCTAGTGTTGTTGCTCCACCAGGAACAATACCATCACGAATTGCAGCTTGTGTACTTGCAATAGCATCTTCAACTCGCAATTGGACTTCACCACGCTCTACTTGTGTAGGTGCGCCAACTTTAATGATTGCAACTTTACCTGTCAATGCACTAAGTCGTTTCTTTATTTCTTCTTTGTCTATTAGGCTTTCAGCTTCTTCTAGTTGTGTTCGGAGATCAGCAACTCGCATATCTATGTCTTCTTGTGCGCCTTCACCATTCATAATAGTTGTTGAATAACTGTTAACTACTACTTTCTCGGCTGAACCAAGCATGTTGACTTGAAATGATTTAGCGTTTGCTCCTGTAGGAAATACAGTACCATTAGTATAAGATGCAATATCTTCTAGGAATAGGCTTCTTAGTGGTCCATATACAGGTACATCAACAAGTGTTGGGAAGATGTTCTTGTTAACTTTGTTAAGTGCTAAAGTGGCTAGTGCTTCATCTACTACTTCACCAATAATTACTAAGTCACTACCTTTACCACCAGCCATTATAATCTTCTCTAAGATTGGTGCTATGTCTGAAGCTGTCTGTAATGTTTTCTCGGTAATAAATATGTCAGCATCGTCTATCTTAGATTCAAGATTAGTCAAGTTGTTAATAAGGAATTCATTAGTGAAACCCTTTCGGAAGTAAAACCCATCCACTTCTTCATCGTATGAACCAATTCCGTCAAATTCCTCAACAATAATGTTAGATTCTAGTCCAACTCTTTCCATAACATCGGCAATCATGTCTCCTATTGCTTCATCGCTTGCAGAAACTTTAGCCACAAATCTTGTAAGTTCTGGTGTAGTTTCTTTTTTCATAGCATCAATTTGCTCAATAACATCAATAGCTACTTCTTTTAGCTTGCGAGATACAACCATACGATTGTGTCCAGCACTAATAAGTTTCATAGCTTCTTTGTATAGGTGGTAGCTTAGGATTACGACAGCAGTAGTTCCATCTCCAACTAGCTTGTTAGATTTTTCACTAGCTTGAACAATGTAGCGTGCGCCCATGTTCTCAACAGCATCTTCTAAGTAAACCTTGCGTACATTAGTAACACCATCTCTGGAACTAAGTGGATCACCAAAATTTAATTCTAGTGAAGCATTACCTGCGCCAGGTCCATAAGCCGCTTTAGCAACTCTATAAACCTTTTCAACACCTTTGGCTAATTTATCTTCAAGTTGTTCTTCGTACCATATATCTCTACTGAGTTTAGACATTTGCGTATCCTTTTATATCTTTATAACTAATAAATGAATATGTTTTATCGTCTACGCTAAATTGGGTACCATCTTTAAAATCTTCAAAAAATACTTTCTTGCCAAGTAATATCTCGTGGTCTTCATTAGATACAGCTTTGACTATTCCAGATGTCTTTGTTGAGTATTGTTTATCTGGTGTAACAACTGCGCTGTATGTTTCAGCTAGTTCTATGAGTACATTATTGTTGATTGGCGTTAACTCATTCATTGATTTTTATTATAGCAGTATGCCGATTATGATGCAATCTATGTTATAATAAAGTAATGAAATCATGTATTAAATGTTTTGAAAATAATCAAAAAAAATTACGATTATATTCGCCATATTGTCTAAAATGTAATTCAGAAAGAATAAAAAAATATTATAAAAAAAATGAAAAATATAGAGAGTATGCTAAAAACTTCAGTGTTAATAAATATAAAAAACAAATAAACGGTAAATATAAACTAGTACACAAATCTGTAACATTAGAAGAAAGGATTAAAAAATTTTGGGAACAAGCAAAACTAAACGTCAAAAATGGTTGTTGGGAATGGCAAGGATATATATTTTATCCCAAAAGAACGCCTGAAGGATATGGTAAAAATGGTCATCCTATAAAAAATGAACAAGCTGCTCATAGGATTTCATATACAATTGCTAATGATGTACCAATCCCAAAAGGTTATGTAGTAAGACATGGTTGCAACAATACAATTTGTGTTAACCCTTATCATTTAGATATAGGAACTGTAGCAGATAATAACAAGGATAAAATAGTTCAAAATAAATCTGTTGGTATTGTCTGGAGTTGATAAATAATATATAATCTCAATAGATAGGCAAATATATCAGCCCCAAGTAACTGGGGTTTTTTTAATTTATAAAGGAAATAATAAATGTTAGTCAAAGACTTACTTAAAGCAGATTTACCACCAACACATGCAGA